GGCAGTCGGGCGCAGTCATCGCGTGGCTCAGGAACTCGTCAAGGCTCTCCCCGCGCTCGCGCACGCGCATACGGTCATGCGCCCGCGCAACGATCTGGTCGAACTGAAGATCTGAGAGGCTCCGCCCAGCGATGTACTGCGACGGAGCCATCCCAAACTTCTGGCATACAAACCCGATCTGCTCGGCGAGAGGATGTTCAACCAGCTCCGTCGCGAAACTGACTATCACCCTGTCCGCCCAGCTTCTGGAAACCGAACACGACCTGAAACACCTTCACGAGATCCGGCATCGGAAGCGACAGCGCCGCTTCGCGCTCCTGATCGTCGACCAAGCCCTTCTCGACGACCTCGCCAACCATTCGCAGGTTGGTGACGCCCGCCGACGACTGGGTATCGATCTCGATGTCTCCGTCGCCCTTGACGCCCTCAGCAATCGCATCGCGGAATCCCTGGATGTCCAGCAATTCCGACAACGGGATGCGTCGGACTTTGATCGTCACCGTCTGGCCATCGGTCAGCTCGCACTCCAGCTCGGCCTGCGCCGGCATGTGCTCGTTGACGTAGGACGAGAGGCTCCGTGTCGTGTTCTGCTTTGGATCGGTCATGCCATCTGGCCTTCCGTTGTGCGGCTCTGCCGCGTTAACTAGTAACCTTGGTCGTGGTGCCGTTCTGCAATTGAACCGTCGGACGAGCCCCACCGGAATCATACGTGAACCGGCCGGTAAGATTGAACCGCACGAGCCCGTTATCCTGCACGCTGGCAGGTTGTCCGAACACGTAGAAGTTCCCTGTGATCTTCCACGAGTACGGCCCGGTGTGGCCGGGAATGTTATCTCCCGTCTCGTGCGTGATTGACAGCTCATGGGGGGCGCTCGCTCCTGGCGAATCTCCTGCGATGTCTTCGAGAAGCTCCTTCCCGCCCTTGGTCTGGTCGTCCATCTCACACTCGAACTCGAACTCGATCACGGGCGGGCCGGTGCGCTCCATCCTGGGGCGCACGGTGTTGCCGTAAACGTAGCCGTCCTCATCTCGCGGCATGGCGAAAGTGATCGTGCCAGATCGAACGGACACATTCGTCGTGCCCGCTGTGAATCCGATCTTTGCGCCCGCGCTTCCTCCGGTCGTTCCTGCATGACGGCCAAGCACCGGCACAACGGTCGGGAACGTGGGAGTCTGGTTCGGCGTCCACGAATGGCCCGCACCTTCGAACGTCCATGCCTCCCGCAGATAGTCGCGAGCGTTGAACGTCCACGTGCACTGTGTCGGCAAACATCCGGCAATGCGGATGCCGTCGTTGTCTCCGACGCCGGGATCGGTCGGAAGTCCCTGATTAGAGTACAGCGTCAGGCCCTCTAGGAAGTCGTGCGTGTCGGTCGGGTTGTAAGTGAACGTATGAAGGCCGGCGGTCGTCAGGTCGGTGAAGTTGTAGGTTCCGAGTAGGGAATGATACAACAGCTCGTGCCCTTCGTAGTTCACGCGCAGGTTTGTATCGAAGCCCGAGCCCTCGGCCATGTACAACACCTCGGTCGCCATGTCCTCGCGGAGAATGGGATCCTCCGTAGGTTGCCGGTCGACTCGGGGCGTGTTGCCGAGAACCTTCAGCCAGCTCGTAGCAGCAACGGCAGTGCCGTTAGTGCTCTCGACACCGAAGCCGAGATACTCCTTGAATCCGCGTCCCCGCGCCATTACTGGTCACCGTCCTTCTTGCTGGCCTTGCCCTTGTTCTCTTCCCGCCAGTTGACGGGATCGAGCTTCAGGTGATCCGGCACTTCGACCGGCTCACCCTTCTTCACTTCGCCAAGGCCAGGAACAGTCACCTGTGCCCTCGGGCCTTGGTACACCATTGTCTTACTCATATCAACCTCCCCGAGGGAAATAAAGGCGCACGCGGAACTCTACCGCGAGCATCCCCCTGTTCGTGTCCTGCGCCGCTGGAAGCACCCAGCGAGCCCTGTCGAAATCGGTGGCAACCGTCGTCGAGGCGAACGATTCATCTTGGTAAAGCGCCGACGTGATATCTGCGAACAGCGACCACATCGCGTCCTCAAGACTGTAATCGTCCTCGAAATAACACCAGACCGCCGTATGTAGCGTGGCGTCGTTGATCTCGGTCTGAGAATAGTCCGCGCCGTCCGATGCGGTATCTCCCCCCGATACCTCCGCTGGGTGCAGGCAGAGGAACGGCATCTCGTCGGACGCTACGTCTTGAATCGGCACGTAGTGGTCTCCAACGACCACGCGATTGTTGTAGCCGTTCGCCTGGTCGATCTCCCGGAGGGCCGCCCGGATCTTGTCCATCGCTACCTTGGGAGCGAAGGTATCAACGTCAATTGGCATCGCTCAACCCTTTGTCGATAGCGTTGGAGATATCGCTGATGAGGTCGTCGACGTGCTCCTCAAAAGACGGAATCAGCCAGGGGCGCTTCGGGATCTTGACCGTAATGCCGCGCCCCCAAGCGTTCGTGATCGTAGCGCCGAACTCGTGCACCGGCCCGTAGACTACAGGCGTCCCGACTTCGCCAAACGAGTCCAGCCCTCGCGCTGTCATCCGGTGATTGACGCTACGGATCAGCGTCGAGGTGCGCCGGTTCAACACGTCGTAGTCCAGCTTATCCTTGGCCGACGCTTCGATCTTGATGAGGTACTCCTTGATGACGCCCTCGACCTCGTGCCCGATAGACTGGCGCTTGCGCGCAAGCTGCCTCTTAAACGCCTCATCCCCGAGTAGGGACGCTCTGAGCGTGCCTTTCTGGCGCGCTACCAATGCAATCGCCTCCACGGCCGGAGCAGGCGCATCGCCTCTTTACGGATCGCCGCGTCGCTCTTGAACGTCCACCGCTGCGTATCCATCTCACGGGTCTGGATGATGCCCGGCTTCTCGATGAACTTCTGCCACTGCATCTGCACGATCTGCAATAGCGCCAGCTTGATTCCCTCGTGCTCGTTGCCATCGACCGTATAGCCGGCCTTGTAAGCGAGAACCGCCGTCTGCTTTCCGTCAGGAAACACGTCCTCTTGGAGAAGGATCTCTCCGTTTGGCTGATCCACGACGATCTCGTCGTTGCTCACGCTCGTGCCCGGCCCGATGATGGCCTTCAGCAGCCCGGAGTCGTGCGGATACAGCGTCACCGCGTCGAGGCTGGTGATCGGCCACTCGTGCGTAAAGAGCGAGCTGGTGCCATCGCCGTCGCGGTACTCGGTGATGGAGCTGTCGTCATCCAGCAGCCGCTTCCGCTCCGTCAGCTCATACGCCCACTGCGTCGTTCCGTTGATGACGCGCTGGAGGTTGTCGGCGTTTCCCTCATTGGAAGCGCCCAGATCACGCAGGTAGTCCTGCGCTTCCGATAGCGTGACGATCTCCGGCGTGAGGGCTGCGAGACTCATGGCGACACCGCCGCACGCTCGATGACCTTGATGTAGAACATCTCCGAGATGAGATTGCCACCGCCGTAGCCCTGGACTTCGAACTCGCAGCGCAGCTTTCGAACGGTGCCGACTTCCGTAGCCGTGAGCGCATACTCTACCTGTCCGTCGGTGCCATCGGTCGTGTACGAAGCAGCGCCCTGGTATCGGACGTTCGTGCCATCCTGCGTGGATGCGTGGAAGTACGAGCTTCCCGTGGCCGACGATAGATCGATTGCCGTTCCATCCTCGTCTACGATAGTGGCCCGGATGATCGTCGCCGTGGCGTCTTGCGGAACACGAACGACGGTCCGGGCTCGATTGTGTGTACGCATATCGTCCTCATCTCTCAACGTGACCGTGAAGGCATCTTGCCCCATCAACGAGATCAGCTCGGCCATTACGGCAGCTCCCACAGAATGTCCGTGCCCGTCGCTCCCGCGTTCCACCAATCCATCGTTGCTTTGTAGGCTCCCCACCCGGCGAGAAAGTACGAGCTGTTCTTCGATAGACCATTCGCCGTTCGGTGCATCGCCTTCAGGATGCGATTCTTGTCCTCGGTATTCAGGCCGTCGTCGTTCTCTGCGGCAACGAGAAAGCGGCACATACCGGCGAGCATCAGCTCCAACTCCTGCGTCCACGTATTGCTAGGATTCGGGTCGTCTCCGTTCGTCGCTTTGTACCACGAATAAACGGTATTGTCGGGAGCGTACCGCTTGTCGATCACATGGTTGATGGCGAGGACGCAGGCATCGCGGATCTCATCACGTATCGAGTTGTCCGGCCAGATCATGAACGCCTCGACCATTCCCCGGATGTTGATAGCGTGATAATTGATCCTCGTATCGTGATAGAACGTCTGCCCGTTCGCGTCATCCGTGTTGTCGGGATGATAGAAGCAGCCCTCGTGGTCGCTGCCCGGCGTGGTGTCCTGCGCCAACAGCATCGCCTCCACCCACTCGTAGATGTCTGCGATGGTCACGCCTGGGCGTCCTGCCTTGTACGCTGCCACGAGACCCCAGATCGCAACGGCGTGGTAATTGGCGTTCGGGTTGCCGGGAACCACGCCCGTGTCTCCGATCTCGGTGAGTAGATTCGTGATGCCGTTGTCGAGCGGATCGGTGTAGTCCGTATCCCCCTCCGTCGTCACTCCGTCTTGCACGGCTTGAACGTACGCCATGGAGATGAACGAGAGCGCACGCCCGACGGAGAACCAGTTGGTGTCTACACGATTGTCCGTTCCCGGTGGATCCCAATAGCTCTCATCGAGAATCAGCTCCTCGCGGCCTTTGCGCCACGTCCATGCGATCCACGAGCCGTCGCGAGAAGAGTCCCACGGATCACCACTGATTTGCACGCTCGCGAGATAGTCCACGGCTTGCTTGATGCGAGTCTGCGCCACGCCGGAATAGGTGTACCCCGATTCGATGCTCCAGATGTAGCCACGTCCAAACTCGCAACTACGACGAACCCGAGGGTGGGCCGTGTAATACTGGAACGTGACCGGATGCGCGTCCTGATACCACGAGGTCGAGTCGTCGAACAGCCCGCGCTCGTAGCTTCCGACCGGCCAGTTGCCGGTTGTGACATACGTTTCCGCATCCGCATCGATGCTCGTGATCTTCGGCATGGCGTGAAGCGCCTCTACTGCCGCCTGCATTGTGTTGAAGTCCGATTCCAGAATCGTCTGCTCGGAGTAGGCTCCGGGATCGGACATCACCGGAGGGATCTCGTAATCGATCTGGTTCTCTATCGTATAGACCGTGAGGTCGCCGGCGTTGATGTCGAGGCTATCGTCGTAGACGTGAGCCTCCATCTTGTCCAGCGTGGCTACGGGCAGGGCTCGCACGAGGATGTCAACGTCCGAGACCGCCGGCGTGGGCACGTGAGCGTCGTTGTAATCAATCGACGCCTCTATCGTGTAGACTTGGAGATTGCCAACACCGGCAGCCATCTCAGCCCCCCGAGACCGGAGGCGGATCGGGACTGCCGCCGCCAGCGGGAGTGTTGTAGTTCTCCACTAGGATCTGGAGGTCCGCCAGCGTCGTCACGGGAATGACGAACGTGTCGGTTTGTGGCGTCGTATCATCGACCGTTCCGTCGTATCCAATGTTCCACGCTGCGGCATCGCTCTCGCGATAGTAGATCCTGGCGACACTCGCCTCTCCCCGTCCCGCGCCCAAGGAATACAGGCGCAGGGCGCGCAGCGTGAGGGAGTTGAGAGACGAGAAATCGCCAGGAATGTTTGGGTTGGTCAGCCGAATGGAATGGCTCAGACCGTCCCCAGGCTGCGTCACCGTGCCATACGTGGCGTCGTTGCCGTCGATCACGTTGGCGAGATCGGTGCCGGTGCCCTCCCAATTCTCGACCGTCTGGAATTGGATCGTGGTGACAGGCACGTCTACGCTCCCAGAGCAGCCCGGCGCTTGTCGATGTAGTAAACCCACATCTCAACGTAGATCGTCCCGCCGCCGGTTTCGTCCCCTGCGTTGTAATCCACGCGGAGATTGAAGTCTATCGGCGGTATGGTGTACAGATGGGTGCCCTTGTCGTTGGACCACTTCAGCTCGGCCAAGGACGAGTTGTTGCTGCCGTCTGCCGAAGGGCGATACGGGTTGTGGAAGCCATCGCGCCCATGCGCGTATAGAATGGCGAAGTTGTAACTCTCCTCGGGATGCCACAGATCGAACCAGAGCTGGTCAGTGGTTCCGTTGATCGTTCCCGTAAAGTAGCAGTTGATGAAAATCCGCTTCTCGCCTGGGCCGATCTGAATGAAAGTGGAATCGTAATTGCTGCCGTTGGCAGTCCACGAATCCAGCCAGTAGTGCATCCACGGCACTAGTTCCTTTTCTCGATCACGGACAAACGTCATGACTGCTACCTTCCTGCGACTTGCAAGGGGGGCGAACCGCAGCCCGCCCCCCGTGAATCAGCGAACCTCGGCTTCTCCGACGGTCCGCGCCTCTTCGATCACCTTCTTGGCGGGGACGACCTCCTCGACCGGCTTCCGGCGACCGGTTTTCGGATCGAACTCCAGGCGACCGATGCGCCGATCCTCGATGTTGTCCTTGCCCACGTTCATCTTCACGAGCGGGTTGTAGCGCTGGATGCGCGCCAGCAGCGGCTTCGGCATGTACACAACCTCGCCCCCTCGAGCGAAGAACTCCTTGTGCGCCTTCACGCGCTTGTTGCCCGTGCCGACGCCCGCGTGATTGTAGTCCTCGTGGAACTGCACAATCTCCATCGGGTACTCGGGCAGCTTGCCGTGCTCGACCGCATCGCCCAGCAGGTTCTCGCCCTGCTTGGCGCGATCGGTCAGCACCGCGTTCTCAGCGACCAGCGAGCTGTTCTGTGCCTCCAGCTCACGCGCCCGCTCCAGCAGCTCGTCCTTCTTGAGCCCGTCGAGGTTCTTGTTCTCTTCCGGGCGCTGCATCTTGTCATCTTCCGGCTTCTGCATGTTGGTCTCCTTCTGGCCTGCTCTGGCTTGTGTCGGCGGGGAAGCGTCCCGATGAGAGGCCAGAACACTCGCCGTTCAGCCTCCCCGCCGATTCTACGACCTACGATCAGGTCGCGATGTTGTAGCCCTCAGCGAGCCACGGGTACGCGTTCCCGAACAGATCGATGAAGCCGATCCGCGAGAACACGAACAGATCCGTCGAGTCGGTCGCGCCGTAGCGGTCCGTCCCGACGGTGTCGCGCCGGCGGTTACCGACGATCGCGCCACGACGATTCACGATGATCGCGCTGGTGCGGTCGGTGGTCACGCCATCCATGACGCCGGAGGCGTTCATGTTCAGAGGCATACGACGCGAGACGAGCACGCTCGACCCGTTGACCATTCCGATCGAGCCACGGATCACGGTGGCGCGGTCGCCCACGAGGTCCATGGTTTTCAGCTCGGAGTCGCCCAGCATGTCGAGGTACGTGTTATAGGACAGGAGATTCGCGAGCTGCGAAGGCTCCAGTCCCCACTCGCCCATGGTTTTACGCATGGTCCGCAGATTGGCAACGCTCAGGGACGCGTTGCTGATGTCGGTACGCACGCTCGGCGTCGCGGTGTTGTCGTCGAGGAAGGTCCGCAGGCCGTCGAAGGCCAGACGCGGATCGTTGTTGACCGGAGGATTGGCCCGACCGTAGTGCGTATCACCCGTGTCGAGACCGGCTCCGTCGCTGTCGCCGTTCAGGATCGCGTCGGCCTTGGCCTCACGCAGCGCCTCGATGATGTGATCCCGCAGAACCTGCATCTGCGCGACGATGCTGTCCTCGTCGCTCTCGCCCGAGAACATGACACGCGCACGGAACTTCGCGGCGGTCAGCGTCGCCTTGGCGTCGTCGACCGACTGCATCAGAACATCCGCGAACGGATCAGCGGCAGCGATCGTGCTGGTCTCGGGCAAGTAGTCGCCAGAGACATCGCTCAGGTTCACGTTCAGGTCGAACGTCTTGCCCGGCATCGTGATCTCGCGGAAGATGTTCAGCTCGGGAAGTCCGGCCTTCACGATGTCGAACACCTGCGAGCTGAAGTGCGTCGGCACCCAGTTCGAGATGTTGTCGGTGTCCACGTAGTCGGTGGACGCCTTGAACAGATCCTCCGACCGGCGCATCAGCTCCTTGTAGCAGTTCAGCGACTTGAGCCCGCCCGCCTGCCGGTAGCTGTTGCCGCCGGCGTGCGCCATCAGCGCGTCGGTGATCAGCACCGTGTCACTCAGCTCCTGAAGCTCCATGACCTCTTCGTTCTGGGGAGTCCAGAACTTGCCGGTCGGCAGGCGAACGCCCTCGACGAGCTGCTTCACCGTGGGCTTCGTGCCGGCGTCGACCTTGCGGTACTCGGCGTCGGTCCCCTGGGGAGCTTCGAACCCGCCCTGCAGGTTCTTAAGCTCCTTGTGGACGGCGCTGACACCGGACGACGCGAGCGCCTTCTGCTTCGCCTCGTGCAGCTCGGTCTCCAGCTTTTCCTGGCGCTGTAGGATGCCGTCCAGCGCCTCGGCAGCCTTCGCCTGCTCGTCCTTGTTCTCGTCGAGCTTGAGCCCGGTGGACTCCTCGACGTTCTTCACGTGCTCGCGCAGAGCGAGGATGTCGTCCGAGATGGGCTTCAGCTCCTTCTGGACCTCCTCCATCGGCACGACGTGCATCTTGTCACTCATCGTCGTTCTCCTTCAGGGAAACGAGGATCAATTCTGGCCCGTCGGTTTCGTGCCGGCGGAAGCTGACCAGCTCCAGCTCCGGCTCGTCGGAATCGTCATCGGCTCCGTCGTCGTCTTTTTCCTCCTGCTTGAAATGGACGTCGGATTGCGCTACGAGGTC